GTAGCTGTATTGGCTGCTGGTGAAGATCCAATGGGTCACATCAGAAACCAAATTGCAGATGCTATCAACAAATTAAACTCAGCAAGATTATTTAGTCATCTAAATGGTTTATTTGCTGGTGGTGCAGGTGCTTTAGGTGCTAACCATCTTGACATTGCAAAAGCTGGTACTGGTGCTGATGCTGATAACTTCTTAACAGCAGCTACAGCAGCAAGAGCAAGATCACTTCTTGGAGAAAGAGGCGAAGAGCTAGATACTCTAGTAATTCACCCATCTGTTGCTTACTACCTATATCAGGTTGGTATGTTGACATTCTCTAGTGATTCTCTAACTTCTGGTGGTGCTATCCAATGGGGTGGCGGTGGTGTTGGCGTTACTGACAGATCAATCGGTCAGTTCGCAGGCATGAATGTTGTTATTGACTCTCAAGTTAATACATCTGCTCCAGGTGCATCTGGTCATCAAACTGAGTTCCGTTGTTACTTAATTAAGTCAGGAACAATTCTTGAAGGTCAGCAATCTCCTCTAAGCATTGAATCAGATAGAAACATCTTATCTAAGCAAGATGTCATGTCAGTTGATTATCATACTGCTTATCACATTATGGGTACTAAGTGGGCATCTGCTACAGATAACCCAACTAATGCTCAGTTAATGAGTTCAAGCAACTGGGCTGCTACATATGATGTAGATTTAATTCCTATTGTTGAGCTAATCGTTAACTCACCACTTGATACTTCAACTATTTCTTAATAGTATTAAGTAGCAAAGTAGTAAAAAGCCTCATCAATTATTGGTGGGGTTTTTTCTTTACGCTACAATAAAACTAAAATTACTTTCTTATTGTGGCAGCCACTATAAATGCAACTGTAAAAGATGCTAACGCTAATAGCTATGTCACTTTGACAGAAGCTAATACTTATTTTGAAACCGTCCCAGATTCGAGTACTTGGACAGATAAAACAGATGATCAAAAAAATAGAGCATTAATATCTGCGACTAGATGGATTGATAGTTTTGTTTATTACGGAGATAGATGTGATGATGGACAGGCATTAAAATTTCCAAGAAATAATTATCAAGTAGATGGTGTTGAGTTGGCTTGTTCTACTATTCCATTAAATATTAAGTATGCACAATATGAACTAGCTAGAGCTTTAGCAAATGATACTGATGCTATTACAGGAACCACTGGTAAAGATGGTAATTTTCAAGAAGTTGCTTTGGGTGATCTTCGAGTCAAATACAATACAGATAGTCAGGGAACTGGATCTGTAAATAATATTTTAGATGTTTACCCGTGGTTACAAAGTTATCTTGGAGCCTATATGCTTGGGGGAGCTGGCACTTTTCAAATGAGGGTAGTTAGAGGATAATGGCAGGTCAACTTGATTCAGTATTCAAGAACGTTGCTAAAAGTGTTGTTGCAACTCTAGGTGACTCTTTTAATCACACAATTACTTTTGTAAAAAAAGGAGTACAAGAATATGATGTTGATAATGGTCAGCTTGTAAGTATAGACACAACTTATTCAGATATTAAAGTTCCACTTGAATTTATACAATCCGAGGAAGAAGAAGGTCAAGAAATTAGAAGAGCAAAACTTTACATAACTCCTGATTTAATTGGTGACAATCAAATTACATTTCAAGATAAGGTAAAACTTACATATGCTGGACAGTTAAGAACAGCACAGATTTATGACATAGATACTAAAAAAGGTAATCAAGTTTATCTTTATACAATCTTGGTGCGATTCTAATGGCGAGAAAGAAAGATTTTTTAAAAAGCGATCCAATGGCAGATATGCAGGCACAAATAAATGCTGATTTTAATACGTTAATTAGAAAAACCCATAAAAGTTTATCAACCAAAACTCATAGTCCTGTTTGGACAGGATTTTTTGCATCTAGCTGGAAAGCACAGACTACAGGTGTAAGAGCAAAAGATGATATTAGAAAATTTAAACCTTGGTCTAATATTAATAAAGCAAGTAAAAAAGCAGTTAATGGTAGGTGGGTTAGCGAGAGGCCATCTAATCCAACAGTAAGGATAAGGTATCCAGTTAATAGAACTTTTAATATTAATAGACCTGTTTTTATTGGTAATAGAGCAAAACACGCTGCTTATGCTCTCGAAGGGGGTAAGATTCAAAACTTTATACAAGGACGTATGGCTAAACTAATAGCTGATACTATGAAAGAGAAGAGAACAAAAGGTAGAATATTCTTACAATCAAGACAGACACCTGGTTTTGGTCGATCAGGTAAACAGGCAGGTTATTCTGAACTCAACTTATGACTTTAAAAAATACAAGAGCTACATTTGAAAAGGCAGTTACCGATGCTGTGTTAGACGATGATCCAACCATTTTTATGGTTTATGACAACTTAAATTTCAGCACACCAGGAGCACAAGAAAGATATGTAGTAATGAATGTAAATTACTCGCAAGCAACATTACAACCTCAAGGAGCAGCTATAGATTATTATTCTGGCATCATACAATGTAATATTCATGTTCCTAAGAACAATGGTACGGGAGCATTGATGGACATAGCAGAGAAAGTAATAGATGGTCTAACTTCTGTAAATGCTTCTGACTATGTAGATTCATTATCTGTAAAACCTAGAGTTCAAGATATAGTAGGACCTAATTTGTTAGACATTGAAGAAAGAAGTCACTTTGTTGGTGTAATATCTTGCCAATTTTCAGCTAATGCCTAGTATAATAAAGTAGCAATACTTATTTTATGACTAGAGCAATCGACCTTTTAAAGAATAGTTTTGGTGTCAGCCAGCTATATCAATATGATGTAAAAAAAGAGGGGGAAACTATTTTTACTGTTTACTGGAACCCGCTTACTATTGCTGAAAGAGAATCAATACAAAAAAAATCTAATGTTGACGATGTAAATGATTACGCTTTAGCTTTGATGATTACAAAAGCATTAGATAAAAATGGAGATAGATTATTTCAAGATGGAGATAAAGCTTCTCTTAGGAGAGAAGTAGAAGCAAATATTTTACAAGAAATACAATTAGCTATGATTAATTCTGGTCAAGATAAGGAGGTAAAACAGGCTAAAGCCGATTTAAAAAGCTAAAGGAGATTGGAGATTTATTTATTCATTAGCAAAAGAATTAGGTAAAACTGTTAATGAATTATGTGAAACTTTAACGGTTGAAGAAATGATAGGTTGGGCAGCTTATGCAGAATTAGAACATGAAGAATACAAAAAAGAACAAGACAAAGTACAGAGAAGTAGTGCTATAAAAGGCAGAAGAAGGTAAGATAGAGAAAATGTTTTAATTTTTATAGAAAGTGGCTAATTATAATGTTGATTTAGAAATAGCAGTTAAAGGTGCTGAAAGGATAAAGAAAACAAGACTTGGTATTCAAGGTCTGTCAAAAGATATAAATAAGTTTAATAGAGCAGTTGATAAACAATTAGGAAGAAAAAAAAATCAAGGAAGTTTTGTTAATAGTTTTAATAATTTATCTAAAGAAGTAAGTAATGCTAGAACACAGCTTAAGAAAGCTTCAATCGGTACAACTAATTATTTTAAAGCTATTGGAAAAACTGTTGAGACACAAAAACAATTTAATCAAGCTGTAAGAAGGCAGGAAACTGATTTTAAAGTAGTACAAAGATTACAATCTAAAGGTTTAGAAATAAACCATAAAAACATACAACTGGTACGAGATGAATTAGCAGCAGAAATAAAGTTAGCTCGTGCTAAAAAAAGAACTGCAAAAGCAAACTTAGAAAAAGGCCAAGCAGGTTTACAAGTTAACGCATTAAGAGGATTAGGAGGAGCAGTTGGTAGTGGAATTATTGGTGGTGGCTTTCCTTTATTATTTGGACAAGGACCAACAGCAGCACTTGGAGGTGCATTAGGTGGTGTAGCTGGTGGAGCATTATCAGCAATACCTGGAATGGGTCAATTTGGTTTTGCTCTTTCTATTGCAGGTACAACTGTTGGTAGCTCGTTGGATAATTTAACTAAATCGCTAACAAAACCTACGGAAAATATAGAAAATCTTGTTAATAGATTGGGATTAGTAGATACAGAGACAGGAGACTTAGCTTTAGAGCTGGAAAAACTTGGTTTAACTTCTTCTGCTGCTGAACTTTTATTAAAAGAATTTGAAAGAGAATTTGGATTGAGTGCAGATCAAATTAAAGAAAATGCAGAGCAAATGACAGAATTTAATAATGAAATAAATAAATTAGGAACATCTTTAACTTTATTATTATCAGATGTTCTTGGACCCTTAATTAAACAACTAAATGAGTTTATTAAAGGAGGCAAACCAGAAGGCACAGTAAGAAACATTACAGGAGTGTTAGATTTTTTTACTGCTAACGCTTTTGACCTTGATAAAAGAGGTGGTATTTTAAGTGAATTACCTCCTCTTCCAGGTGACACAAAAGGACTTCAACGTACACGACCATTAAGTAATATTCCCACTGCTGAAGGTAATGCAGTTATTGGAGGAGTAAAATTAAATCCTAATTTCGGTAAGCAGGCATTTAATCCCAATCAAGGTGCTATTGATTTAAAAAATATGGCTATTCAAGTTAAAGAGATAGAGCCTTTAAAACAAGCATTAGAAATTGAAAAAAACAGATTAAATGTTAGTGGTGAAAAATTACGTTTAATGCAAGAAAATTTTGCATTAACAAATTTAGATAATGAGATAAAACTTTTAGAAGCTGAACGTACTGATGAAGTTAATGATGCGTTAGAACTAAAAATTGAAAAGTTAAAAATAGCAAGAGACACACAGCAACAAGTTGTCGATAATACGAAAAAATTAATAGATCCTTTTAGAGAAGTTTCTAATATTATTGCTCAAGATATTGGTGATGGCATTAGAGGTTTGATAAGAGGAACTGAGACTCTAGGTAATCTTTTAAATAACGTAGTAAATAAGTTAATAGATGGTTTTATCAATATGGCAATATTTGGTAATTTTGGAGGAACTTTTGAAAGAGGTTCAGGGCTGTTAGGAAGTATTTTCAAAGCAAATGGTGGTGCTGTAAAAGGTGGGGGAAGTTATGTTGTTGGAGAACGTGGACCCGAAGTCTTTTCTCCTGGTGTGTCAGGTACAATTACACCAAATCATGCTCTTGGTGGTTCAACCACCGTCATAGTAAATGTAGATGCTACAGGATCTAATGTAGAAGGTGATGAACAAAGTGGTAGAGAACTTGGTCGTGTCATATCAGTTGCGGTACAATCAGAAATAATACAACAGAAAAGACCAGGAGGATTATTAGCATAGTGGCTACTTTTCCATCTATAGAACCTACTTACGGACAACGCAAAAAATCACAACCGAATACTAGGACTATTCGTTTTGCCGATGGTTATGAACATAGACTTTTATTTGGATTAGCTCAACATCAAAACCCAAAAGAATTTAGTTTTACTTTTGAAGTTTCAGAAACAGATGCAGATACAATAGAGGAGTTTTTAGATGCCCGTGCAAACGATAGTGATAGCTTTACTTTTACTCCTCCAGGAGAAAGCACATCTTCTCAATTTGTTTGCGAATCGTGGAACAAATCTATACCTTATTTAAATAGAGCTACTATACAAGCAACTTTCAGAGAAGTATTTGAACCCACATCATAATGACAGTAAATTCAGCAGTATTTAGCGATTTACAATCTATAAATCCATCAGCAATTATTGAATTGTTTACGCTCCAATTATCTACTGCACTACATGGTGCAAATACAGTTTATAGGTTCCATGCTGGTAGTAGTTTAAATGCAAATGGTCAAATAGTATGGGCTGGTAATTCTTATCTTAGATTTCCTATACAGGCATCTGGATTTGCTTTTCAAAAAGGTCAACTACCAAGACCAAAAATATCTATAAGTAATGGCACAGGGTTAATTTCAGCAATATTATTAACTGTCAATGAATCAACAAATGGTAATGATTTAACAGGAGCTACAGTTACTAGGATTAGAACACTAGCTAAATTTATTGATGCTGTTAATTTTGCAGATGGAACAAATGCCACTGCTGATCCTACAGCCGAGTTTCCTCAAGAAGTGTATGCAATAGATCGTAAATCAAGTGAAAATCGAGAAGTTGTTGAATTTGAACTTAGTGCTCCTACTGATCTTGCTGGAATAAGAATCCCTAAACGTCAATGTACTAGATCTATATTTCCTTCCATTGGCACGTTTGTAGCATGACTTGGAAATATAAAGCATTACTTCATGCTCAACGTGAAGATCCTAAAGAATCTTGTGGTCTATTACTTAATATAAAAGGTAAAGAACGATATTATCCTTGTCGTAACCTTTCAATCACAGATCATCAATGTTTCATTATTGATCCAGAAGATTATGTAAAAGCTGATAATACGGGAGAAATAGTTGGTGTAGTTCATAGTCATCCCGTAACACCTCCTACACCTAGTCAGGCAGATAAAATTAGCTGTGAAGATAGTAATTTACCTTGGTATATTGTTAATCCAAAAACAGAAAAGTGGGGATATTGTGAGCCATGTGGATACAAGCCACCTTTATTAGGTCGTCAATGGGTATGGGGTATAACAGATTGTTGGAGTTTAGTAAGAGATTGGTATAAAGAAGAAAAGAATATTGAACTTAGAGATTGGGAAAGACCTACAACATTAGAAGAATTTAACAATAAACCTCTGTTTGAAGCGTGTGCTTGGAGAACTAATTTTAGAGAACTTAGACCCAATGAAAAACTAGAAGATGGAGATGTACTACTTATGAGCATTTTGCACCCAACCTTAAATCATGTAGCATTATTTTTTGAAGGAGATGTTATTCACCATTTAACCGATAGACTATCCTGTAGAGAGCCTTACTCTGAATGGCTATTAAAATGTACGGGAAAGAGGTATCGTTATGCTTCGTAAAGTAAAATTATATGGAGAGTTAGCAAAGTTTATCGAACATAAAGAGTTCGAGGTAAAGGTTAATAATGTTGCTCAAGCAGTAAGTTTTTTAATACATAATTTTCCAGAGGTAGAGCGTTTTATGAGTCCAAAATATTATCAAGTTAAAGTTGGTAATTATGAGATTGATGAGAATGAACTAGAATACCCTATAGGAAAAGAAGATATACATTTTATTCCAGCTATAAGTGGTGCTGGTAGAGGTATGGGAAAAGTATTATTAGGTGCAGCTTTAATAGGATTAGCGATTGCAGCTCCAGGTGCAGGATTTGCTTTAGGTAAAGGAGGCTTTGGTTTTATAGCTACAGGTGGTGCGGCAGCAAGTCCTTTTATGGCAGCGATAGGCAATATAGGTGTAGGTCTTATGTTAACAGGAGTAAGCGAAATGTTATTTCCTTTACCAGAACCTCAGAAATTTAATTCAGAAGAAGATCCACAACTATCTTTTAATTTTAGTGGAGTACAGAATACATCACGGGCTGGCACTCCCGTTCCAATAGTCTATGGTGAAATTATAACTGGTTCAGTGGTTATATCCGCAGCCATTGACGTAAATCAGGTGGAAGCATGACAGACGAAACCAAACTTATCAGAGGAGCAGGAGGCCCACCAAAACCACCCCCACCTCCTTATCGTGCTCCTGATACTTTACATAGTAGAAGTTTTGCTACTGTGCAAGATTTAATATCTGAAGGAGAGATAGAAGGTTTTGCTAGTGCATCTAAAGAAGGTCTTACAAAAGGAACTACAGCATACAACAATGCAAGTTTAAAAGATGTTTTTCTTGATGACACTCCAATACTGCAATCAACTGCTACAAGTGCTAGTCCTGCTGATACTGACTTTAACTTTCAAGATGTAACTTTTAAATCCAAGTTTGGAACGTCAAACCAAACTGCGATGAGTGGTATTCCTGCGGAAAGCAGATCACCTACTGCTGTTGGAGTTGTTGTTGTTAATGCCGATGGAACTGATAGTGGAGGGATAACGGGTGCAGTAACTAGACAGATTTCAAATACAGATGTAGACGCAGTAATTGTTACTCTAACTTGGCCTCAAATACAAGTAGCTGAAGATGACGGTGATCTTCGAGGAGATACTGTTGCATATAAAATACAAATTCAACATGATTCTGGTGGATTTGTAGATAAAGTGACTTCTTCTGTTACGGGAAGAACTGCTGATGCTTACGCTAGAGATCATAGAATAGAGTTAACAAGCGGATTTACTACTGTAGACGTAAGAGTAATTCGTGTAACCATAGATAGCTCAGACTCAGCAAGAGTAAACGCTTTTCAATTTACAAGTTTTCAAGAAGTTATAGATAACAGTTCAACTTACGCTAATAGTGCTTACGTTGCTCTTCGTTTAGATAGTAAACAGTTTAATCGTATTCCTACAAGAAAGTATCGTATTAGAGGTATAAAAGTAAGAATACCAGGAGCAGGTGCATCTAGTTCTGGCACTCCAACCGTGGACAATGCTACGGGCAGGATAGTGTACCCAGATGGATATATTTTTAATGGAGTTATGGGTGCTGCTGTTTATACAAACTGCCCTGCGATGTGCTTGCTTGACTTACTTACAAACACTAGATATGGGTTAGGAGATCATGTTACTGACAGTAGTTTAGATTTATTTAGTTTCGTAGCCGCTAGTAAGTATGCAAATGAAGAGGTAGATGATGGAACGGGGTCAGGGGCAAAAGAAGCAAGATTTAGTTGTAATGTAAATATTCAAAGTCCTAAAGAAGCATTTGCAGCAATAAACGATTTAGCTGGTGTTATGAGATGTATGCCTATATGGTCAGCTGGAACTATAACCATAGCTCAAGATAAACCACTAACAGCTACTTATCTTTTTAATTTAGCCAACGTATCAGGAGGTGGATTCAGTTACTCAGGAAGTAGCTTAAAAACTAGACATAGTGTTGTTTCAGTTAGCTACTTCAATATGGATTCAAAAGAAGTTGACTTCGAGGTGGTTGAAGATGCAACAGCAATATCAAAACTTGGAACAATAATAAAACAAGTTAAAGCATTTGCGTGCACTTCTCGAAACCAAGCTGCAAGATTGGGTCGTGCAATACTTTTTGCTGAACAAAATGAATCTGAGGTGGTTACATTTAGTACTTCAATAGATGGAGGAATTGTTGTAAGACCTGGTTCCGTTATTGAAATAAATGACCCAGTAAGAGCAGGGGCTAGAAGAGGAGGTAGAGTTGTTTCGGCTACGACAACTGCAATCACTATTGATGCAGTAAATGACACAAGCCTACCAGCATTAGCAGACAGCCCTGTATTAAGTGTGGTGTTACCTGATGGAACAATAGAGGTTGGAGTTATTTCTGGAATAGAAGGATCTGTTCTTACTGTTAATAGTGTTACAAAGCCTGACGGAACAACTACTTCCGCTTTTTCATCTGCACCTAATGTTAACGCACCTTATTTATTATCTAGTACGTCTCTGCAAACTCAGCTATTTAGAGTAATTCAAGTTGAAGAACAAGACGATATTAATTATGTAATTACAGCATTATCTTATGTAGAGGGAAAATATGCGTTTATTGAAGATGGAACTGCGTTACCTTCAAGAACCATATCTGTATTAAACGCACCAGCTACCCCTCCAAGTAACTTAACAGTTACAGAGCAAACTGTTGTTATAAATAATATTGCTAGAAGTAAGCTAATTATTGATTGGCAACCAGTTGAAGGTGTTACTCAATATCTTGTAAATTACAAAGTGGAAAACGGAAACTATGTATCACAAGTTGTTTTTAGTAGTGATTTTGAAATTTTAGATACAGTTAAAGCAACTTATACTATTCAAGTTTTTTCATATAATGCAGCCTTAACTCTTTCTCCAAATCCAACTGAAACTCAGTTTACTGCTTTAGGTAAAACAGGTATTCCAGAGAATGTGTCAGGTTTAACTATAGAACCAATTAATGAACAGTTCGTAAGATTAAGATTCACACAATCTGTTTCCATTGATGTTTTACACGGAGGTCGGGTTTATGTGAGGCATACCAATCAAACTGGTGGATCTGCCTCGTTCCAAGCTGCTCAAGATATTATTGAAGCTGTATCTGGTAATGCCACAGAAGTCATAGCTCCTGCTCTTGCAGGAACATATCTCCTTAAATTTCAAGACGATGGCGGTAGATTTAGTGCTACCGCAGCTAGTGTAAATCTTTCTCTTGTTGATATTCTTGATTCTATTACTGTAAAAACTGATAGAGAAGATACTGACGGAACTCCTTATAACGGAACAAAATCTAATGTTGTATTTGATTCAACTCTTGGAGGGTTAAAACTTACAGACCCATCAGCTAATGCAAGCGGTACTTATGATTTTGTAGATACCCTTGATCTTGGCGGTACGTTTTCATTAACTTTAAAACGTCATTTTCAAGGAGTTGGTTTTTATGTAGGTGATCAGTTCGATAATAGAACAGAGAACATAGATACTTGGCAAGATTTTGATGGAAGCATAGCTAATGAAGTCAATGCAAAAATAGCTGTACGCACCACAACTGATAATCCCTCTAGTTCTCCTACATATTCGGATTTTAATGACTTTGCTAATGGAACATTCAAGGGTAGAGGTTTTCAATTCAGAATTACATTAGAGACATCTGATGTTGCTCAGAATATGAACTTACAACAAGCAGGATATACAGCAACTTTGCCTTCAAGGACTGAACAATCCTCTGTCATAGCATCTGGAGCAGGAGCTAAAGCGGTTACATTTGCTGCACCCTTTTTTGTTGGAACGTCTGGATTAGGCAATCTTAATAGTTTCTTACCTTCTGTTAATATTTCTCCACAAAATATGGCGTCAGGAGATTATTTTGAACTTAGTAGTATATCTGGAACTGGCTTTACAGTTCACTTTAAAAACTCAAGTAATGCTAGTAT